GGTGTAATAATTTTTTCTGGTAAATCTAAAACTTCTTCTTTTAATCTTCTTAAAATATGTGTTTGAGTTCTTTCTCTTAATTCATCTAAGTTAGAAGCTCCTGTTACATTCCAAACTTTTCTTTTACCAACCGTAAATTGATATCCATTACAATATCTTTTTGCATATGCCATCCAATTAGTTGCTGTTGGACTTTCAACCAAATTTAATAAATTATAATAATTCATTGGTCTATTTGTCATTGGGGTTCCAGTCAATAACCAAACTCTATCAATACTTTTTGAAATGTCATTTACAATTTTGGTTCTGTTGGATTGCGGGTTAGCTATCATGTGCGATTCGTCCATTATGACTAGATCAAATTTTGTTTTTAATATTATAGAATTTTCTTTATCTTTTAAATCATGAAAGTTTTTTAAAATGTCATAATTAATAATGATAAAATCATGATTCGGATCAAACTTTTTTCCTTCTGCAATATAAACTGATCGGTTTGAGTATATTGCGATTTCTCTTTGCCAATTTATTTTTAAAGTTGCGGGACATATAATTAAAATCTTTTTTGCTCCTGACTCTAATGATGCTATTACCGACGATCCCGTTTTGGCCAAACCCATATCATCAGCCAAAATAAACTTTTTATTACCAACAAGTTTTTCAATTGCAATCTTTTGGTGTTCCATTGGTGGTCTTGAACTATATTTTGAATAATCAATAACTACATTTTTAACTTCATTATCTTTTATTATTGCAGATTTTGGTAACCAAAAGTCGTGTAAGGTATCTCCACTAAATATTTTACCCCATATGTGATATGATTTATCTTTTTCAACTAACAACTTTTCAACATAAATTTCTGACGGTTCTTTTGTATACATTTTGTCTTCCATCATTTTTTTTCCAAAATATGAATCTAACTTGACCCATTTTTTTGCAACCTTTGGTGTTCTTCCGTGAAAATTTATTATGTATTCGGCTTGTGATCTTGTGGGGGTAAATGTTTTACTATTTAATTTTTTGTGTTTTAAATTTAAAATATAGTTATTTGACCCAACATAATCGTCTAATAACTGAAGGGCTCTTGTTTCGGGAGTTTTTGAAATTAATTCATCCATTATATTATAAATAAAAATAGTAAATAATATAAAAAAATCAATCAAAGTATTTATATATATGACACAATATCAATTATATGGTTTATATTGTCCTGATACTGATATATTAAAATATATTGGTATTACAAAAAATGGTTTGAATAAAAGGTTGAGTGGACATTTAAGGGCACCAACAAATGAATATATTTCCACTTGGTTTAATGATTTAAAACTTGAAAATAAAAAACCAATAATAAAACAAATAAAAAAATGTCAATCATACGAAGAATTACTAAAGTCAGAAATTGAAGAAATTGCTAAATATAGAAAATTAAAATTTGATTTATTTAATCTTGCTGATGGTGGTGATATTAATCCAATGTTAGGTAAAACACATAGTGAAGATACTAGAAAAAAAATATCTTTAATACATAAAGGGAAAAAATTGACAGAAGAACAAATATTAAAACGTAAAGAATTATTGAAACAATTATGGTCGGACCCTGAATGGTCAAAAAAAGTTAGAGAAAAAATAAAATATAATACAAAGGGGGAAAGAAATCCAAATTGGAAAGGCGGAAGAAAAGAATCTTTTTGTGAATGTGGGAACAAAAAAAATTATTACTCTATTAATTGTTTTGAGTGTAGAGATTTAACAGGTGAAAAAAATGGATTTTTTGGTAAAACACATTCAAATGAAGTAATAGAAATACTTAAAAAAACTGTTATTAAAAGGGGTGGTTTTTCAGGTGAAAAAAACCCTAATTTTAAATATAAAATAAGTAAAGAAGAATTGTATGAGTTATTTATTAACCAAAATAAAACAGTTAAGGAAATTTCAAATATTTATAACTGTACTAAAAACACAATTAATAATAAATTAAGATTCTATAATATAAATAAACCAAAATCTAACAAGTATAATTTAGATATTTTTGTTATTAACAAAATGATTAATGAAGGATTTAGTTTAGTTAAAATAGGTAAAAAATTTAATTGTAGTAATAAAATAATCCACAATTTTATCAAAAGAAAAAATAATACTAATAAGAATACTAATTTAAGTGATAAATAAAATTGTAAAAATAATATGTAATGACCAATAAAAAAATACCAATTACAAGATTAAAAAAATTCTTTTCTGAAGAAGATTTTTTTTTTTAGAAATGGCTATGGGAGAGGAGTGGGTCTACGGTGACATGAATTTCACGGTTGTTTTATACCGTGTTGATAGACAAAGAACAAATAATGATGATGTTTATGGCGAAGCATTAAGTGACGGCATTCAATTTTTAGCACCTATCGAATTAAAAGGTTTAGTAAAAATTGAATCACCAACAAATCAAGATTATGGTAGTAGTAAATTATCACAAATTGAACCTGGTAATATGACGTTTAGTATATATCAATCACAGTTAGATCAGTTAGCTATTGAAATATCTTTGGGTGATTATTTGGGTTATTATGAAAGTGAGGATAAAGTAAGATATTACACTGTTGTAAATGATGGAAGAATAACTTCTGATTTAAAACATACTTATGGTGGATATAAAAAGTTTTATAGAACTATAATTGCGGCCCCGGCAACTACAGACGAGTTTAATGGAATATAATGGCATTACCTAAAAAAGTTAAAAAATACTTACCTTTAGTTCCAACCAAAGTTGGTGTTGAAAGAAGGCAAGAACTTTACGAAGACATTGTAAAGGATGGTACTTATTTACCAAAAGGAGTTTTACATGCCGATTTAGATAGAGGAATGTTGGATTTTGTAAAAGACAGATTAAAGTTAGTTGTCGATACTAAATTGGTTCCAACGGTTGATAAAATTATAACAACACAAAGTTGGTCGCAATTTACCGAGACATGGAAGTTTCAAGATTTAGATAAAAATGTTTCTTTACCTTTTATAATTACTGTAAGACAACCTGAAGTAAAATATGGTAAATACCAAGGAGGCGCATCTAATATTCCAGAACGTTTAAGGTTTTTTTATTATTCAGTTCCAACATGGAATGGTGAAAGAAAAGGTGTTGATGTTTACAAAATACCTCAACCTGTCCCTGTTGATATAACATATAATGTAAAAATATTTTGTAATAGAATGAGAGAACTTAATGAGTTCAACAAAATTTTAATGCAAACCTTCACATCAAAACAAGCATATGTAAACATAAAAGGACATTATATGTCAATGGTTCTTGATGATCCAACTGACGAATCAATTAAAGAAATTGAAAAAAGAAAATATTATATTCAAACATATAAAATAACATTAAGAGGTTTTTTATTGGATGAAGAAGAATTTCAAGTTTCTCCCGGTATTACAAGAAACTTAAATCTTTTTGAAGTGGATCCAATCAATAAATCAAAAAAAACAAACATCCAACCACCAAGACCAAATAATTTTGATTTGGATTTATTTTATACATCAGGTAACACTCAATTAAGTGAAGTTTTTAGATACACGGCAGATATAATAGTGGAAAGTACTAGTAATGTTTCAAGTTATGATGTTACAATAAATGGTAATTTTGTTGGGTCTGACTTAGAAAAAATTCAAATTAATGACGGTGATTTACTATCTATAACTGTAACTAAAATTGATAATACACAAGAATCAACAATTAAAACAGTTGCTTATCTTGTGACTTAAAAACTACTCCCCGTAAATATCTTTTTCTTTAGAACAAGTTTTAGTTATAAGATTTTCTAAAAACTTATATAATTTAAAACCATTTTCTTCACAATACTTTTTTAGTAATTCATGTGACTCTATTGATATTTTAATGTTTTTAATTTTTTTCATTTTAAAAGTAAATGTTTAAGGTAGAAAAAAGGTAGAATTTTTTCTGCCTATTACTAAATAATTATGTTTAATTAAAGTTTTTTGCAAAAAATGGTTGTATTTATATATAAAATAAATGATTAAATTATAATTAATAATGGCTTCAACTAATAAAGTATTTGTATCTCCAGGTGTTTATACATCAGAAAGAGATTTAACTTTTGTGGCTCAAAGCGTTGGTGTAACAACTTTAGGACTTGTAGGTGAAACACTTCAAGGACCTGCTTTTGAACCTATTTTCATAACAAATTTTGATGAATACCAAGTCTATTTTGGTGGTACTAGTCCTGAAAAATTTGTCAATACACAAATCCCAAAATATGAAACGTCATATATTGCAAAATCTTATTTGGGACAATCAAACCAATTATTTGTAACAAGAATATTAGGTCTTTCTGGTTACGATGCTGGACCATCTTGGTCTATCACAACAATAGCAAATCCTAATCCTAATACAATTGCTGCAACAGGTGTTACTTCGGGTGTTGTAACTTTTACAGGAACATCAGGTTCGGCCGCTAACATTACAATTACAAATGTTACTCCATCAATTCTTAACTCTGATTTTTATACTGAATATACAACTTTTGAAGGTGGCGTATCTTCATTAAATTCTGATTTTCAAACATTCATTTCCTCACAAGTAAATAATTTTGTTAATGGTGGAACAGGTGCAACTGGTGGTGAAGCAGTATTTTGGGGAACTGTAAGTGCTGGTACTTTTAATTTAGTTACTGGTACATCTGTATTTGGTAATGTTATTTCTGCTACATCTGAAACTTTTGGAGTTGACAACGTTATTTTATCAGACGCCGATTTAACGTCACCATTAAATGATGCTTGGTATTATGCCCTATTTGACTACACCAAACCATCAAGTGTTGGTTCATATAATGGTTATGGTTTTGGTACGGCGTTAAGTGCGATTGGTACTGGAAATACCGCAACCGAATTTACAGGAACTTGTAATGTTTATTTTACAACATATTCAGGAACACCATATAGTGATTATGACGATGTGGTAGTTGCAACTTTAAGATCAAGAGGTATTTCAACTTATTCATCAACACAAAAAGGACCAAGATATGAAGTATCCGGAACATCAGATGCTATTATGGTTTGTACAGGTGGTTATTCGGCAATTACAAAAGATCCATTTGCAACGTTTGTTGTATCAGGTGTTACATTTGATAGTGATACATTTAGTTTTGAAACTTCATTAGATTCAACAAATTCAAATTATATTTCAAAAACATTTGGAAAAAGTAATTTTGGTAAAGATAGAACTGAAGTTCCTTTATTTGTTGAGGAAACTTACCCAAGTTTATTATTAAATGGTTATAGACAAGGTAAAGTTAGAGGTTTATATTGTGATTTTATTGCATTAGACGGAGCAAGATCTTTAGATTCAGATTCGATTGGTTTTTATCTTGAGCAATATCAAACACCAGAAACACCATTCTTAGTTTCTGAATTAAGAGGTAACAAGGTTTATAAATTATTTAAGTTTGTTTTAATTTCTGATGGTAATGCGGCTAACAGATTGGTTAAAATGTCAATTGCAAACGTTTCATTTACCAACGGAACATTTGATGTATTAATTAGAGATTTCTTTGATAATGATCAAAATGTTAGAGTTGTTGAAAGTTTCACAAATTGTTCAATGGATCCAAACCAAAATAATTATGTGGCAAATAAAATTGGAACATCTAACGGTGAGTATCAAGTAAAATCTAAATATGTAATGTTAGAAATGAGTGAAGAAGCCCCAACAGATGCCCTTCCTTGTGGTTTTGAAGGTTATATAAATAGAGAATATTCTAATGCAACTTCACCATTTATAGTTTACAAAACTAAATATAACAAACCTGGAGACACTTTATATAACCCACCTTTTGGTTCTTCTAATGGCGGTGATAATCCTGTTATTTCAAATGGAGAAAATGTAAATAAAGCGTATTTAGGTATTTCAAATATTACAGGTGTTGATTATGATTTCTTTGATTATAAAGGAAAACAACTACCTCCAAATTTAGGAACAGATACAACAGGTCCACAATGGGGTTATTTAACAAAAGGTTTCCACTTAGATGTAAATGCAACTGCCGTTACAGTATCTTCAAATTACGTTACTTCAGGTCAACCTTACTTTGAAGTTGGTATTTCACCATTTAGTTC